TCAGTGCCACGTTTTCAGGGAGTCATACTGTCGCTCGCATGTGAGTCCAGCAGACCGATATCGCTCAGCCTCTTCTGCTGTTGCGACGTAAGCTCGGTTGCTTTCTTCAAGCATGTCGGCGAGCACACCGATGACCTTACTGGCTGGCGTGCCAGTGGGGAAAGATCCGGTATAGTGTTCGGCGAGTCGCTTGGTTTTGTCAAGCTCGGCGCGCAGGCCGTCAGCAGCGGTATTAGCATGCTCAGCGTCAACACGCGCCACATCGATACGGGATTGTGCTTCACGTTCAATTTTCGTCTTCTCCTGATCACGTTGTGACCTGGCCTTATCATCAACCTCTTTCTGATCTGCCTGCGCTTGCGCATACCCGGCGTCGTACTGGCGGCTGCCATGAACATTCCAGGAAACCACCGCGGTGACAACCAGAGCAGCAAGCATCGCCACGATAAGAAACTGTTTCCAGTATGCTTTTACGAATACCCAGATCATAATAGTGCCTTACGGGCAGCACCGTAACGCGCCCGCCGGTCGTCGATACCGTTCTGGCCACCGTTAATGATCTGCGTGACGCGCACCAAATCGCCGGTATATTTCATGCAGCCTTTGGTGGCGAAAAACCACGCCGCGCTACGGGCTGCGTATTCATCCTGTGCCAGCAGTTCAGGCTGCGCTACCAGATCAACCTTCAGGCCGTCGCCGCAGTCGCGGTAATTGTTCAGCCCGGTGATCTGGATAAGCCCGCGCCCGCGGTAGAACCAGCCATCTGTCGGCCCGTTGTTCCCCATTCGCTTGCTGTACACCAGATTGGCGATCGCGCGCTGGCGCTCCAGAGGAAGAGACTTCTCATATGTTTTCCGGCCGAGTGCGTTGGCCTGGTCTGGAGTGATGCGCCCGGCACGGATAAACCCGGACAGTCCGTTAACGCTGTAGTTGAAGTTTTCTTGTAATCGGGTAAAGCCTCCTGACTCATGCCCGACCTGTGCGATAAACATCGCCTGGTCTTCTGGCTTGGTAATGCCAAATTCATTCATGGCTGCAGTGATGTGTGGATACCAGCGCGCGGCCAGTTGCTCAGTAATACCGGCAGCGCGCCGGAACTGGTTAATGTCCATGTTGAGACCTCGATATTTTGAATATCTGCACGACGTTACCGCGCGTCTTCAGAACGGCGGCAAGCATGACAGCGTTGATGATGACCTCTGATAAATCAGCGGCCATTGGTGCGTGATACCAGATTGCATATGCAGCCCGGACTGGGATGCTGGCTGATGCCACGATAAGGAAGTAGGCTATCCAACCACCCCACCTACGGTGTTGCGATCCATTACGCCGGAAGGTTCCGACGCGGATTGCTATCGCAGAACAGATAACCGCATTGGCAATAAGTAAAATCAGCTCATGAGTTGTCATCGTCTTTTCTCCCCGGGATTAAATCGCGTGGATTGTCGGAACGGTGATAGAGCCAGATACCAATACGTACTGCGACGATTGCCGACACGAACGCGCCAGCAGAGAAAACGATCCCTTTCTCGAAAGAGTCCTGCGTGATAGTTGGGATCAGGCTGGCTACGCCGATAAGGATTGATGCAGTTGGTTTGTAGAAGAGAAGCCCGCAGAGGAAGCTGAGCATCGACAGGAGAACCCGGCGGCGTATTGGATACTCAACAGCAGAGGTAATAAATATTACCGCACCTGATAGAGCACCAAGAGCCACCTCGGGAGGAACCCCAGCGATTACCGCAGCTAGGGATCCCATGCTAAGCCACTGATTTAAAGACTCACTTGTTAGCTGGGCTGACATATCAACCACCGTTTGCTGTGCATAAACCCCCCCCTTAGTTGGTGAGTTCATCATACACAATAAACCATATATGGATCTAACTACCTAACCATGACAATACATAAATTACCCTAAAGGTGATAAATCTTATCATTCTAAAAACTAACCCCGCCGAAGCGGGGTTTTTATCAATAAGCTGTAGTCGCATTAAGAGCAGTCATTGCAAATACAAGAATACCAGTTCTAACATCCGCCTTTGCAAAATAAACATATGATCCAGCTGCTTCAGACTGTCTAATTGGATAAATCTTATTGTTTTCAAAATTAATAAGAGTTTGATTTCCTGATGAACTTGCCAGCATAGTTCTATTTGTTATATTTCCAATAGAAGACACCAATCCGAGACCATCAGGAAGGTTTATGCCGAAATTTGCATCAGTGATGTTTGTATCAGTGCATGTAACATTTGCTGATATTTTTATAGTGTCAGCACCCTCTTTCCTGAATTCAATGTTACCTGTAAAAGCCCCTCCGTTGATTAATGATGAAGCGGAATATGTAAAACGATTAGTTAGATATAAAACGTTTCCGTTTAATACGTGATTCTGCCATTTTTTAATTGGAGTTGAATACGTTATTGGTGATGTATTCAAGGAAGCGTCGTTATTAACCATTAAGTTATTAATAGTGTTTTGAGAGCCTTTGTAGCTTGCAATTTTCACCTTTCCAGGTTTTGTTTGACCATGAATAAGTATAAAACATTTATCTATGGTAGAGTTAAACCCTTCAAAAACAACATTAACACCATCATCATCAGACTGTGCTATGTCAAATCCTTCGGTGTCAACACTATCTAAATAGCAGTGCGTGACGTGGGTATTACTCGCGAGACTAAGCGCAGTAAGTAACTGCCTGTTTTGATATTCACTTGCTGTTGAAGTGGCAGGAAATCCCCACGGATGGCAAAAATCAATATGGTTAGTTCCAGAGGAACTGATTCCTCTGGCATAACCAGTAGTTACAAGGCTTCCATTGATACCATCTGCTGCTGCTAATTCAATACCCCATTTAGTTTTATCAGTCCAGCTTGTAATGAAACAAGTAGCATTCTTTATAGTTATCTCATACCCTTTGGGTCCAGTCTTTAATCCACCCAAACGACAACCATATGTATATACATTCTCAACGACTACTTTCGGCGTTGTTATTGATAAGCCCATCACGTCCCGATCTACGATTAAACCTTCCCCGATAACAGGACTAGTGGACAAGATTAGCGTCCCAATGCGAGTTGTTTTCTCATTAACAATTCCGGGGTCATCAACAGACCACATCAGGCCGTTCTCAAGCCCTGACGGGTCTTCACAAAAAATGACACCATTTCGGCAGTCTACTGAACTGTTTGGTGGTTGTTTAACGGTTTTTGTTATTCTCACTTTTCCGGTAATATCCAGTGTCAGTCCATGAGCTGTCGAATATGCCAACGCCTCAATTAACCCGTCATCTGCAGGTAAAACGCCGGTAGTATCAACAAACCGCGATATTGGAAGACGCGAATTTAGCTCATCAAAAACAGTCCCGCTTCCGTGAGCAATTAGTGAACTACCTTTACCATCTGCACTTGAACTAAGTTCAACTCTTAATGATGCATCACCAACACTAACCCAAGCACCAATACCAACCCCACCAGTTGTTGTAGGAATTGAACCAGCATCTACAATTTTAGGTAATGCCCCATCCCAACGATAATACTCACCATTACCATCAGGTAAAGACCAGTGTAGTGCCTGGAATCTAGTCGTTATATTCGCTCCAAGTTGAAACGAATCAATCAGAACATAACCCCATAATCCGCTTTGAGCAGGATCTAAAAGCAATGGTTCCCCTGCGTTATCAAAGCTTAATGATTTGTTTTTTCTACCATCAATATCAGGAAGCGATGATATAAATGGTTCAGGTACTCGTATAGCCCTGTTTGAATTCGTTACTGATAAGTTATCAACATAATTTTTTGTAGCTGCATCTTGAGGCCGTGACGGGTCACGAAGATTGCGAATATAATTGTTCAGGGCATCATAGTAATTTGCGACAAAAGACGGTTTACGCAGAGAAAGACGCAGCCAGCTAATAGCCTGCTGTATCAGCATGGTCAACTTATCGAAAGCATCTTCATGCACTTCAGCAAAAAACTTACCTTGGTTGCGCAGATCTGTTTCCTGCGTAACGGGTAACTCTCTGGATATTGAGATCTGATAACCATTGGCAAGAGGTGACGATAAAACAACATTCCCGCCAGTATATCCGCCAGCCCCCGTCACCGTGTAATCAGTATCCAGAACCAAATCAATAATGTTCTCGCTCAGGTCAACAACCTGCACAACGAGATCGGACTTCTTAAAAATTCTGAAAGTATAAGGGAATGACGTCGTAACACCGTTCCCTGTGTATTCATTGTGGTCGACTTCGGTTGAGACCGTCATGTTGTAACTCCAGATAGTCGCAGCACCCGGCGCGCCGCACTACTGGTCATTCTATTACCCAATGAACCATATATGAATCGCACAAAAGGCAATCAACCAAGTTATTACCTCACAGGTAATTAAAAATCATACTGGTGAAACGATGCTCCATCTGATATATGTATATATATACAGTGTTTGTATGGAGAATGGTTAATGCAACAGCGGTATCACCACCCACTGGAAGATGGATTTTATGAAAGAGTACACACGCCGGGAGGCGTCATATCCCTGGTGGAGAACTCGCACCTTATGACTTTATTGCGGGAACTTGATAAAGACGGATTCAACGTCGACGGGCCGCTGGCTGAATTGGTTGCGCTTGTGAATTACGTCACAAGCTCTCAAATGACCATGCAGGATCTGCAAACGCATCTCGATTACTGCGTTGAACAGCTACGCAGACAAACCACATAAGGTTGAAATAACCTACAACATGCGTTTATTATTACCTTTACGGTAAATTTACAACGCAAAATACTTGTGCCATAGTGATCAGGCACTGGCAAAATCCAGTGCCGGGATTGGTCTCCCGGATTAACTAAGTGGCGCATACCACGCCAGACGTGGTTTTTTTATGCGCGTAGCACAGCCTCATCCGAATTATGGTGGGCTGGGCGGGGGTCCGAAAGGACGCCGGTACCACTTAGGCCGGTAAGACCAACTCCGTTCAGTTCACCACCAATCTGATTGGTCTCAGTGGTGGTGATAAAAATCACTAAGTGGAGATAACCACCATGGCTAATTCTCAAACCGCAGTCTTCAAATTCGAATCTGACAATCCTATTCGTTCAATAATCATAGGTGGCGAACCATGGTTCGTTGCTCAGGACGTTTGCACTGCACTACGCATCCAAAACGTGACACAAGCACTTGAAAAGCTTGATGGTGATGAAAGGTCTATGCTCAATATAGGGCATGAACATCGTGCAATTTTTGATAGCCGTGTAAAAGAGATTAATATCATCTCAGAATCCGGCCTCTACACCCTGATCCTCCGTTGCCGCGATGCGGTAACTCCAGGCACTATCCCCTACCGTTTCCGCAAATGGGTAACTGGCGAAGTACTACCGCAAATCCGCCGCACCGGTCGCTACGTTCGCGAAGAATTATCACCGGCAGATAAAGCGCAAAAGGTTGTTGCCAGCTTCATGCCAGCCATTCTGGAAGCGATGAAGACGGGAGAGAAGCAGGAATACAGCGCGCCACTCAAGCCGAACTATCTTGAACACATACATTCACCTGAAGGTGTGCTTGGCCTGACAGAGCGATCAATGCTGATGGACCTGCTTAGGAAGATGGACGCCGACGGGCATAATGTTGAAGGCGCTTTTTCTGAGGTTACGGCAATGATGAACTACATTGTCGGAGCCAGTAAATGCCTGCGCGATATCCAGACTCACGCTCAGTACATCAGCAGCATGGCTGGTAAGTTCTGATGACGATGGCGCATGGACGCGCCTACAATTATCAATAATTGTTTACACTCATTGTTGTTCAAAGCATTATACTGATGCTTGAAATTACCTTTCAGGTAAAGATGATTAGTCGAGGTGTATATGAGCAGAAGATATAGCAAAGAGCTGGCTTTAGAGTCAGGAACCCCTTTGGGTATCGCTCCTCGCTCTGACTATTCCAGAGTTGTAACCCATGACTCTGCTGGTAGGATTATCTCTCGAGACATGAAGGCCGTAGGCGACGACATCAGACGCTCTGAAGGCCGTGTTTATGCAGATTACATTGTAAAAGGCGGGAAAAAGATCCCGGCACCAAAAGGTGGGAAGTGGGTAATAACAACATCAGGGAATATCTCAGATGCAAGAGGAAAACCAGAAGCTAAAAGCGTATCTTTCGACAGATATGCAAAACTCTACTGGGCAACCAAGGGATAGCGAAGATAGTGAGTTTGAGGAAGTGGATGAAGATCTCAGTAAGGAGATCATTCAACACCCTGATGCCTTTACAAGAGTTCTTGATCGCCCTGAAATTCAGGAGATAGTTGTCGCTCACCATGCGTTTCAGGGGCCGCTTCCTCCACCATATCTGCTTCGTGGGTATCAGGATATTTTACCTGATGCACCTGAACGCATCTTCCAGTTGACAGAAAAGGAATTTTCTCACCGTCAAAAAATGGAAGAGAAAGCACTTGATGGTGCCATCAACAGAGATAAACGAGGCCAGTTATACGGGCTTGGTGCAACTATTTTTACAGTAGCTTGCGCAACCTTGTTAGGTTTAACAGGCCATGAAGTTCTGGCAGGAACAGTGATCGGTACGGTTGTTGCGGTAGCTGGTATTTTTGTTCTCAGACAAAAACCAAGCTTAAAGAAGAAAACTGAAGATAAAACACCAGAAGAAGAGTAAGCCCGCGACGCGGGCTTTTTTGTGGGTGCTGCGGTATTGTGACGTGTCACGCCTTGACCTTGCATCAGTCAAATATTACCTTATGGGTAATGAAGAGGCGAGGTTTAGGCGATGGAAGTTTTTTGGATTGTTGTTGGCGTGGTTGCCGTTATTATTTTTATCATTAGCCAAAATAGGACAAAGACTTCTAACCGCACTGTCATCAGGCAAGAGAAGACGATCAAAACCGATGACGGCGAAATAAAAATACAGCGAACACAGGTTGTTGATAGCACAACCACGCAATACCACAGAGCAGATAACGCACCTGATGTATCTGCTAACCCTAAGTACGATCAGTCTGTAATTGAAGCCTACAACAGAAAGCCGATTGAAGCAGTAAAGGAAATTTCACCATCCCAACCACAGCCTTTTACATCTGCGCTTCCATCTGGTGCATCGCAGCGCCCTGCTTACCATGGTAATTTCCCCGGTGACAACAAACCAACACCAACACCAACACCAACGCCAACAGAGGATAAGACCTCCTCAAATGGGAAGAAGCAATGTACAAGGTGCCGAATAAATCTGCCATATGATAAATTCAGGAGATCATCAAAGAACCCTGACGGACTAACGATATGGTGTGCCAGTTGCCTTGATGGGCCAAAGAACACCCGTCACACGAAATGGTGCCCGATCTGCAATGTTAGAAGAAAGAGAACCAGCTTTTACTCCAATGCTCAGAATGCTGATGGTCTGATGGCTTGGTGCAAAACATGTTGGGATAAGCATAAAGGTAAAAGATAGGCCGCATATGCGGCCTTTGGACTTAGAAAATTATCGCATACCAGGATCTACCTGGTTTATCAACGGCGCGATCCAGAACAGATTGTTGCCAGGCAGAAGCGTACGCACATTATGCAGCACCCGGTCTCCTGCATCACCGTTAAGCACCCCAGCAGTAACATCTGTAATGGTGTCGAGAAGGCCAAATGTAGGGCCAAGTGCAGATCCGATAAATCCACGGCTGGCGTATCTTGACTGTGTTCCGGTACCGAGCAGCGCACCAAGCCCAATCATCCCGCCCGTGGCCTTCTCCGCCATGTTGTTGTATTCCATCAGCGGACCGAGAATACCGGATCGGTCAATGCCTTCAATCACCAGTTTTTGCGGTGTCCAGTCAACTTCTTTACCATTCGCAGCCTGCTTAAGCGCATACGTTAGCGCTCCCAATGCAATCTGGAATGCGGTACCGTAATAAAACTGCCCAGTACCTTCCTGTAGACCACCCAGCGTTGCGCGGTTATAAGACGCCGTAGCGAAAGATTTAAACTGGAAGATCGTCTTACCAAGCGGCGTACTGGACCACAGAGGTGTATCACCGATACCGGGCGTGATAACGGTGTTGTTAACGTCCTTCAGTACTGCCGACTGGAAAACGCCAGCAACATGCTGATCGTCCCATTTTTCAAAATTACCGATATGCCAGCCGTCGATAACCTCGCCATGTTTTTCGAACTCACTGCGGATACGTGCGGCCATATTGTCGTTAATTCCGAGCTTCGCCAGACGGCGACCTGCAAAAGCACCAGATAAAATACCGTCCGAGGTGATCATGCCGTTTACTGATTTGTTCATATCATCGAAGTGGCCCATCATAGTTAGCTTTCCGAACGCATCGGTAACACGCTCCATGCCAGCTTCCACCGCCGTAGTACGTGCAGAACTGTCCACTAGGTCGCCCATTGTGCGTGCGCGGGTGTGCAGGATGGTTTCCAGCCCGACGGCCATTTTTAACTGTTCGGCTCGGCTGGCCTTGAATGCAGGAGATCTGGTAATCAGTGAAGAGTAGCCGCGCATGGTATTGCTAAATCCGTTAACCATCACACCGCGTGCGAGATCTGGAATTGCCGAAACAGTCATGCCGCCGAGCTTAGTCACAAAGTTAGCGCTACGCAGGAACGCACCAGCGCGCACGAAAAATGATGACGGGTCGTCAGGCATACCGTAGGTACCCGCCAGGCGGTCGCGCAGCGCTGTGATATCACGGATATCGTTCTCACGCGCTTTCGCCAGTTTTGCCTGTTCAGCAGGGCGCTCACGCATCAACGCATCGTATTCGTCCTGAATATCCTTAAGCTGCTTCTCCAGTGATTTATTGCCAAACGTGCGCGTCAACTCAACCTCTGCCGATGCCTCGCGGATATGACGCTGAAGCACATAATTAGCGTCGCTCTCCAGATAATCTTTCATCAGGCGATCTGGAACGCTCAATGTACGCGCCCTGGTGCTTCCGGCCGCTTTCACCATAAAGACGTTTGCAAAATCCTGAGGTATTTTTGCACCGGTAATTCTATTGATCGTGGTATCAGCAGCGATCTCTGCCTCTTCTCGGGACATTGTTTTTTCACCACGTGACCACCAGTCGACCAGCATGTCACGAAATTTATCTCGTTCGTTGGCGATCTTTCCTACCTTGTAAACGCGAGGGAAATAACTCTCCTGTCCGATGGCTTTAAGCTCATCGTCAGATGGTAGCAGGCCCAGCTTTTGCTGCGCCACTTTCACCCTGTTCACAACGGAACGCATTGCCTGCGCTGTCTCCTGTACAACCGGGTTGGCATGCACATCACCGCTGCGCATTGCGTTGCCCACTTCCTCACGGAACTGTGAAAAGCTCAGATCGCCACCAGCGGCTTTATACTGGCCGTAAGCCTGCTTATTCGCTACTACGACCGCAGCCTCTTCCCGTCGCCATCCGCGAACGCGGGTTTCCGCTGCAATAGGCGTCTCAATGCCGCGGGCGTTACCCTGCAAGGTGTAGTTATTCTCAGCCAACTCCAGAGCAGTTCGGCGGGATGTTTTCGACGGTGACTCCATCAGGCGGGTAAACGGAGTCAGATAACTGCCAGCCTTGCGCGCTACATTACTGACAGCTCCGCCTGCTGGTGTTAAATCTTCTAGTGTCGCTTCATTGATCCGCGCCGCCCCCACACTCCCACCGTCAGGATGTGCAGATGATGCTGCCACGTCTACTGGGTTTGTAACGCTCATGTTATCGAGTGCATCAGCCACTTCGCGCGTTGCAGAAGTGCGAACAGATGGTGAGAGCGCGGAGCCTGCTGCTGCAAATACGCCGCTCATCAACGCACCGGCGGCGACGTGTGCCGCGCTTTCCCCCCAAGTTCGGGTTATCTGCTGATTATTCAGCGCAATCTCGCTGGCCGCTGTTGCTGCCGCGCCGATTGCTGCCTGTGATGCTATGCGGGCCACTGCGCCGCCCTGTGCGCCAGGGATAAACATCGAAGCGACAGTGACAGGATCGACCACTCCTGCTGCAATACTGGCAAGAACACCTTCACCACCAGCTTCTGAAAGTACCCGTCGGTCTTCGTTTTCGTCGTCAATCTGCTGTTTCAGCCAGGCAGTTTCTTCCGGCGAGCGGGAATCAGCAAAAGCAGATCCCCATTGCTCATATCCATGAATCTCGCTTTTGTCTGTGTATGGGTTATATCCCTCGACTGGCTCAAACTGTTTCACTGGTCGGAACATCTCGGCCAGCAAGTTATTTTGTCGGAATGCCGCGCCCCATACAGATGGCTCTGGCTGTTGCGGCTCAGGGTTGGTTCCTTCAGGCAACGGGACATCAAACCCAGTTGGTGGAGGTAGGATCGAACCGCCAGGCGTGTAACCATTGGAGTACTTTTCTGGCAAAGAGAAAACTGGCATTAGTCGTTACTCCATGAGAAGTAGTTTTTGAAGCGATTAACACGGTCATCGTGGAACCTGCGATACTGTTCATCAATCGCACGGTGTTTGTCTTTAAATCCGCGAATTTCTTGACCTCGAAGCATTTCCTCTTGGTTTTTTTGCTCTCTCTCTATTTGAGATTTTTTATACGGTTCCCAGTCCTCAAGTGATGGCGTCCATCGGCTAACCTGACCATATTTATCGTATAGTGGCTGGACAGTCTCAATGCCGTCTTTATCTTTCGTGCGGACCATTATTGCGTAGCCTAACCCTTGTGGCGTCAGCACATCTGGGGTGATCTCAAGCTCACCACCAATGCGCGACTCCGGAGTTTTAGTAGTTACGGGCCCAGCGGAACCAGAAGTAATACCCAACTGTGTTGGGCTAGTTACGATCTGGTCTTTGCGATCGCCATACATCAGTTGCTCTTTCTCGGACTTCCATTGCTCAGCCTGCCATCCAGAAGGACCATAATTGTAAAGAGCCTCTGGTGCATACTTCATCAGCTTCGCGCTGCCATTAACTTCGCTGATGCTCCATGTCCTGGCGATCTGCTGGTTGGTCATACTCTTCGCCGCATCAGCATTGCCGCCGGTGGTGCGATAGTTAATGTCGTACAGCGCCTGATAATCATTACGGAATCTGGCCGCTTCCGGCGTCTGGTCATCCGCTGATGGATCCAAGCGGAACCATTGCGCCATATTGCTGACGGCGGAGTCCATCGCCTTAACCCGGTCTTTTTTATACTCCTTAGTGCTTTGAGTAGATGCCAACTGAGCCTTAAGCGCATCTGTCTGGTTGTAAGTCAGGTTTTGTGCCTGTTCAATGGCTGATTCAGGAGCCATACCAGAATCTGTAAGCTGCTTAACGGTAAGATAGAATCCCTGCATATCCTTAGGCATATCACCGACAGAAGCAGGATCTGCGTCATACAGGCGGTTAAACAGATCAGCCCCCTGCTTAACAACATCAGGACTACGAGATCGAGATATAGCAGACAACTGTGATGTAACCTGCGATGGAATAATGCCGGTTTGGGCTACTATCTGGACGACTCCGTCATGCGTAGAACCGTCGTTAATTCTGAAATTCTGAGCTGTCTGCGTATAGTCGGCAGCTTTCTGCATGGACTTATTTGCAGGGTCCAGCTTTTCACCCATTGAAAGCGCCTCGTTGAATCTACGAGAGTCCCGCTGAGCCTGTATGGTTTCATTTGACCGGCTAACCAAAGAAGATAACTTTCCATACGCTTCCAGCTTCAAAGCGTAATCAGGATCGTTAACCTCAGGTTTCTTTTTGAGTAGTTCCTGTTGCTGCTGCTCTGGTGAAAGGTACTGAATGGCCTGGAATGTTTTTGCATTGTCCATGGCAATATCAAGCTGCGATACCATTTTCTTTCCCTGATCGCCATAACTAAACATAATGGCTGGGATCGAAGGAACTGCATCAGGAACCTCGCCATTGTTGAGTTGCGCCATTGTGTTGTTGAGCAGTGGTTCAAGTTCATTAAGAACCAGCTTTCTCTGCTTCTCAATCTGAGCGTTTGCAAGGTTATCAATCTGATAAACTGTAACAGGGTCCATACCGGTTTTATTTTTACGGTACCGTGAAATCCATCCCTGCGTTTCAGATGGTAGTTGTTTTATGAAGTCGGCCTGAGATATCTCGCCTTTTCTTGGATCACCAACCTTTTCAATAAGCTTGTCAACATTGCCCTGCCCCCAGTTATATGCAGCCCCAGCCAGTAATTCAGAACCATATTTGTTTGACAGCTCCTGAGCGTAATCTGATGCCAGCATGGTGTGCTGCTCTTCATCTGCCGGGTTGTATTGAACCCCACGCCGTGCAGCCAATTCTTTACCTGTTTCTGGCATCAACTGGAAACGGCCCTGAGCGCCTGCTGAGGATGTAATGATCGAACCATCTGAATCAAGGTGTTTCCCACCAGATTCGACAATACCGACAGCGCGCATATCCAGGCCACCGGTATCATCTGCCGAAAATTCGCCATTCATCCACCCGAGCGGATTATCAACTGCATAGTTCTTCGCTCTCATCTCCGTAGCGGCAAGGTTATCTTTTTCAATAGCAGCCAGAATCTGTTCCTGCGACCACCCTCTTGAAGCGCCATATCTTGCTGTTGCTACTGTGCGGATATTTTTTGCGAGTACCGCCTCCTGCGGGTTGTTCCATGAGTCAGCCTCTTTCTGAATCTGTAGCTGTCTGGTGGCATCGTATTGATTACTCTCAAACTCGTTAACCTGCCCCTGCTCATAGCGACCTACATTACCCTGAAACTGGATGCGTTGCTGCTGAGCCTGCTGCATGAACATCTGGCGAGATGCGTCATCAGGTAAAGATGCAGACAGCGATTGGATCTGCTCATCGTATTGCTGCGTAAACTCGAGTCCTTTACCAAGAGCATTCTGCCCCTTCAGGCTGTATAGCTTGGTCTTTAAATCTTCTTCAGCCTGGCTGAGCTTTAAGCTCGCCTCCTGAGAAAGAGCGATATTGGCCCGCTGTTTAGCCTGACCTAAAACGTTGATAGCTTTACTTCCAGCATCAACGAGAGCATCGCCAATATTAGGTTGTTCAAATGTCTGGAATCCGGGAGAGGAAAATCCCTGGGACTGAACCCCCTTTCCAGTGACTGTAGGTACGACTGGCATCAGTAGCCCCCTAATTTAAATTGCGAGTTACTATTAACGAAACCTTTATTGGAAAGCATTGGGGTACTTCCGCCCCCAGAGGTTACTGACGTTTTGAATGGATTCCACGTTCCGCCGCCCATCTGGTAAGCGCCGTATGCCTGAAGTGGAGCAGTCAGCAGTGTAGTGAATGCCCCCATATTCCCCTGCTTGCGTGCTGAGTTGGCCTGAGCTTTGTAGTTTTCAGCCTGAACCTGATAGCCATATGCTTCACGCTGAGCGTTATTAACCGTAGTCAGCGCATCAAGCGCGCCAAACTGAGCTGTATCGCCAAAGATATCCAGCGCGCCACCAGTGGAGAGATCTGCACCTGTAGCCCCCATGGTTGCCGCCTGGGTGCCAGCGGCCTGACGATTACGGCGACGAACCTCATCAGCCTGAGCGTTGCCACGGTTGATAGAATCCTGCGCCTGTGCCGTGGCCACCTCTGCATTCTGCTCGGCAACAGCAGATGAATACTTACCTTGCTGGTACTGGTTGTATGCTGAAACGCCACTTAAAGCGACACTGGCGCCAGCGAGAGCGATAGCCGGGCTGCACATTATTTTCTCTCCATGTGGAAACGGTGAAACGGTAGGTTTTTAATGCCGTATGGCTGAGCTTCGTCGATGGTGAATCCCAGCCAGTGAAGCCAGATGCGTGCGGTGTGGTTACGTGCATCAACATAATTTTCAAGATACGGGTAAACAGTCAGCATTGCATTGACCACTTTTCCGCAGCGGCGAAGGAATGTGCGCTGGTATTTCTCCAGCGCATCGGTCCCCACCAGCCATGGGATGCCGCTGCCTCCGATCATCGACGCCGGAGCTACGCCGAAGACAGTCACCACTTCACCGTTAATCAATCCGGCACAGCAAAATGTTGACGTGCGTAGACCGGTTTCCAGAACACGGCGCGGACTCCATCCGTTGGTTGCCATGAATTCATCGATATCAGCCTGGCGAACAAGCGGAATAATGGTTTCTATATGCTCTGCGGTAGCGGGTACGATCTGAGCGTTAATCATCAGAAGTCTCCGACGGTAAGGCGAGGCAATACAGCAAGAACAGAAAGCGGAAGCGGGTCGAGCTGGCGAACCTTAACACGTCCGTTTTTATCCCAGTTGCTGTCGAGTTTTACTTCAACCTTGCCGGTAGCGTCATCAACAGGATCATCGTAGAACTCAAATTCACGCTGAGGATATTCATACCAGGTTCCGCCAGGAGTTGTTGCCCAGATTCCACGGCTTGCGTTGACTACCATCGTGACAGTAGGAATGACCTGCTTTTTATCCAGCAGCGTTTCCTGCCCGTTGATATTGATGTCCAGTGTTTCGAATTCAGCGGTAATAGGAAGGCCGATGTGCACTACTGCGCCTGGTGATTCCAGCGTGACAGAGCCACCGGTTACTGTTTTCTGTGGCTCAACACTGGCGTCTGAAAGGATGTTTACCGTCTGACCTTCAAGGTGTGAAAGGCCGCCAAATGTCTGGCGCGCCATCTGCCAGTTAGTTGTGGCCACATTGCGAAGCACCGCCGGAACGTTACGGTTTAAGCGCACGACAACCGCGGTGTTGCTTGTTACCGAGATGATATCGCCACGCAACTCTTTCGCTACCACTTCGCCAGTATCTGGATCCGTCTCTGAGTACGGGAACTGGATCTGAGCACCAACATCGGTATTAACGAAATACGCACCACCGCTCACAGTAACAGGGTAATCAACCTTATAACTCCAGTCTCCGGTGCCGCCGCTGATAGTCATAGTGCGTGATGATGTATTGCGCCCGTCGTAGCTCAGGCCGCAATCGACAAAGAACGCATCTTCATCGTTGGTGAACAGGCGACTGGACAGGCGTTCGATGTAACGTTTTGTCTGCCCGTTGATGGTACGGTTAACCACGAAGTAAACAGCATCCTCGCTGCCTTCACTGATGGAGCAGGTGCTTTCGTACTTACCGGCGCTGGACTGCGGTGCCCATGCGAAAACTTGTTGATCGCGTAAATAGGTCAGCACCAGCAATTTACCGTCATCACGAATGCAGAACGCGCTGCTGTACGGCACGATGCAGAATGACCAGTCGACAATACTATGCTTCTGGAAAAGGTGGTTTGCCAGTATGGTCAGGTCCGTACCCTGGTACCCGTCAACATCAAACGAATACGCCAGATCACGGACCACGCTTCCCTTTTCCTGGATGAACAACGCGATGTTTGCCACGGCGATAGGTGGTACGTTGCTGGAACCGTTGTTCCCCTGGGAGCTGAACGAGAACGCCGCCGGAGTGAGGACCTTATTCTGGTCCCCGGATATCGTATATTCCCCGCCAGATGTCAGAGCAACCAGGTTACCAACGTCAATCAGGTGACGGATCTCATTCACCTGCCGACCGGCGTAAGTGTAGATAATCCGATCGTCATCCTGAATAGGGTTGTTCTTTCCAAAATCTTTATAGTCGCCGGTACGACTCGCCCAAATAGTTTGCGGGTATGCTGTAGAAGCGGCAAAGTACAGGCGCTGCTGATAGTAAACAACGGTGCTCGGGTAGCCGTTAACGCTGTTCCATGCGTATTTCGCCCACTTATAGCTTGCGTTAGTGGAGCCAACCACCTGAGACGGAATGAATGAAATCACATCGGCAGTTGCTGTCAGCCCACCACCTGCCACTGCTGTGATTCTGGCAATGCCAAAACCGCTGTGCAGGTACTCCCACTGGATACCGGTATCATCATCTCCCGTTCCGCCCCAGCCATCCCACGACATACCTTCAGTGTGAGATGGTCGAAGTGTTCCGGTCTTACCCGCAGTATTTGCTCGGTAGTAGTTGCTGTCTGCACGGCGGACATCGTTGATTGCTGTGGTCTTGCTGGTTTCCCATACCGGTACGGAATCAATAGCAGGCTGCTCGAGATAGAACAGTTTTCCTACCTGCTCGGCACCGAAGATGGCAGAACTTGCCGTCAACGTAATGGTTCCGGTGCTGGCGCTGGCGTATACCTTCACTGTATCGTCAACGTTTATATCTTCGAACGGTCCGTTTTTGGTGGTGACGTCGACGATCTGCCAGTTGTCGTGCGCGTAGCGGCGCAGTTCTTTCGGAGGGTATGCAGGATGCACGAGCGTCAGAACGTCAGCGCTCTGCGTGAATTTGATGCGGAACAGGTCAGCATCAGCATACGGCATCGCCAGTTCGTAGATCACATTGCTGCTGTTCAGCACATACGCACCGTCTTTGATAACGCGCATGTAGCCGTCACCGAACTCCAGCGCATAGGTCTGTACAGTCGAGAACTGGAACGGGATTAACCGGCACTTGCGATCAGGATATTTAGCTGGGCCAACAAAGTGCGTGCCAGGTCGGTTCTCTACGCCGCCATACTGACGAACAATGAAGTTATCGCACTTGCGAAGCGCCACCTGATACTTCGACATATCAATGCGGCCGTACAGTGACGGACCAATTTCACCACCGGCAAAGCTCGGTTGAATCCAGCTAAAAGCCATTATGACAACCTCGCTGCTGTGAACTCATCTACCGGTGGTTGTGGCTCCTGTGATTCGTTCTGGCTGTGTGAGCCAGCACTCAGGATCACGCGGTTGTACATCGTCAGTGTGTTGTTACCGAGATCTGCGCTACCGGTCAGCGCCATATTGATGGCTGCAGCAAGACGCCAGGAAAGCGCCTCCATGAAAATGGCGTCATACATATTTACGTCAGTAACCCGCGCCACGTACTTCAACCACGCTTTCGGCTGATCGGTGTAAATGAGCTTACCTGTCAGGTCCTCATTGGAACCGACAACATACTCAATGCGCTGCGCAGCGGTGGGGTTGCGTATACCAGACGGCATGATCTCGGTTATGCGAACACAATCAGATGGGTACTGGTAAGCGTATTGCCAGTCTGGAGGTGGATTATTGGTATCAGCCAGCGCCACGCGCTTGGTAGCAAAGTTCCAGTCAAAGTCAGCCAGTGCTGCATCACGGCAAGCATCGAAATGCAGCGAGCACTGCCCCGCCTCCTTACTGGCTTCATTCAGGCTGTTAATGCTGCGGCTGTTGCCGATATTGCTCAGCGCGCGGTTGCAAATCTCGATAACGGAGGCCATTAATCATCCTCCCCGCCGTAGAGAGTTTGCGCTGCTGATTTAGGTTGCTCACCGGATACTGGGCTGAGTGCCATATCAGTGATCTGGAGACTGGCGTTATGCTGCATTCCATCTTCAGTTTCGCGGGTAGACGTTGAGCGAATAGTTGCCTTTGCGGTGATCATTACTTCAGTGCCAGCGGATTGAGGCGTTGCCTTGAGCTTGGCGAGCGTCTCGTTGTTTAACTCAATGCAAAGGCCCCACGGATAATCATCACGAGTCTGGGTTTTGCCATCCTCATCCTGATAGGTGTCGGTGCCGGTTTTGAGGTTTACCAGATCCATAACGGACTCCTGCAAGAAGGGGGCCGAAGCCCCCTGTTTGATTAGCGAGGCTTAGACGCCCAGTTCTGCACGCTTTTCGGCGATCTCTTTTGCCAGCGTTTCAGCCGTTTTATTACCCGGCTTCTTGCCTAGCAAATCCTCATACTTCTGCCGAAGCAGAGTAAGGTCTTCGCTTACCGCACCTGTGCCATCAGATTTCAATTCTTCCACTACCGGCTGAACAGCAACGGAAACTGGAGCATTGACAACTGAAACCGCTGATTTGCCTTTACGCTTTTCGGCGATCTCTTTTGCCAATTTCGCCGCATCGTTCAATGGTTCCAGCGCCGTTCCTGGTTCACCGTCATACTCAACTTCAGAACCTTCAGGCCAGAGGTTGTTATGAATGTGAGATAAGCGCAGGACGCGGTATCTTGCTTTTTCACCTGACATCGCTATCCCCTTAGCCAGTCACTTTTGAACGAGTCGGGTAGTACGGGCTGTTGTTATCAACATCCAGGTTAATTCCCGAGGTAAACGCGCCAGCCGTCAACGGACCGGTACCAACTGAATAGTTCACGCGCAGATAGCGCTGAACACCTGCCGGAACCTTTGCAGAGAACAGGCGCTTGCCAGCAGTCAGCGCAGCCAGTGCCAAAGCACCGCTGTCATAGATAGTTGTCCAGGTGGAGTTGTCAGGGCTGGTCTGTAGCTGAACGTTCAGGGTCGCAGCACCAGCAGCAGTAGCAGTGGTATCAACGGTTGCCCAGAACTCCAGCGGATAACCAACGCCGATATCGCGGCGGGTGCCGTCGATAGGACCAAGGTCAATCACATCCGTAGAAGCAGCAGAAACTGTAACCGCCTGCTTCTCGGAGAACATCAACAGTTTGTCGAGGATCATTTTCTTTCTCCATTCATGGGCCGGTTAAGGCCCATTAGTTAATGACAGGCGTTAAACAACGCGCGCTTCTGTTTCCAGAATCGCATCGGTTTCACGGATTGGGATGCCACGGAAAGTGGTCCACCATTCGCCTTCAGTCTCTTTGACGGACAGAGCAAGAGAGGCTTTATCCAGAGATTGCAGGTCGAGTGCCTGGGCAACGGTACGGTTCATGTAGAAAGCCGCGCGGCCCATCTTCAGGTTAGGAACGCGGTGCAGCGCTTTAACCATCTGGGTAACGATGTTTGCAGCAGAAGCTGGAACAGACAGATCGCTCACATCGATATTGGCGATGCGAACAACGTAGCGCCAGTCACGCAGTGTCAGGCCGTTATCCCACTTGTAGTGAGTTCGGTAACCCTGATATTGACCACCAGCAGAATCACGCAGAGTCTGCTCACCGAGATCTTGCATCTGCAGACCGGCTTTCTGGCCTTTAGGGAAAATACCGTGAACAGTGTTTTCACCCCACACAACCAGCCAGATAGAAGTGTTATCAGTACCGGTGCCGCCAGCGTCGATAATGTTCTGACCGTTACCTGCTGATTTACTGGAATAACGGGATGCCAGCCCCATAAACTGCTGCGGGTTAACGCTGGTATCACCATAGAACAGGGTCTGAGCCATCTTCTGGTTCATTGCCTCAAGGAATGCCCGGTCTTCAGACAGACGGAATTCAGAGGTGTTACCATTCAGATCTGCCAGAGACTTATCGATTTCAGCATAGGTTTCCAGCATACCCATGGTGTCAGTCACCTGAGCTGTGGTGCTTTTGCTGTTCTGTACGCCATAGTTCAGGAGACGCCATGTCGCATCAGGAAGGCCAGTGCGTACAGTGGTTTTGTGACCGGTTGGAGAGTTACTCTCCATGATCATCATGTCCAGGAGAATTGGGTTGGTCTGGGAAAGCAGTTCGATAATTTTATCGACTTTCCCGTTTGGGTCGATGCGCTTACCCCAGTCTGCCAGCGTCAGCGCAGTTAAGCCTTTAACAGCCATGGTTATTTCCTCTCTTATTTGCCATAGAGCACTTCGGCAGCACTACGCTGACCGCTTTCTTTCCCGGTTACCATGCCGTCTTCCGACATGGCTTTACCGATTTTCACGAACGCCTTGACTAGTTCAGGGTGATTACCCAGGCCAGTGCCTTCCAGATATTCTTTCAGTTCAGGCGTACCGAACTGAGCAAGAGCACGCTGTGCAGCACTCAGGTTACCGGTGAGCTTATCTCCGCCGATCTCCTTGTCTGCCTTAACGTCAGCAGCCCACTGCTCGGTGGTTTTCTGCCAGGCTTCAACCTGCTGCTGCTGGACCATTGGCATGATCTTGGTGCCGTACAGGTCGACCATCTTCTGTGCCTGCTCATTGGTCAGGTTAAGTTCACGGGCGATAGGCTCGAACTGCTCCAGGGCAGCGGCATCAAGCTCTTGGCCTTCAGCTGGTTTGAACTCGTATTTCTCCGGCGCGCCTTCCTGCTTCTGGTCTTTTTCAGCCTTTTCTGCTTTGGCTTTATCAGCAGCAAGTTCTTCCTCAGTTTTCTGAGTTTCTGAACCTTTGTCAGAATCAGTACCCGTCGCGTTATCCTGCGTCTGGGTTTGCTCCTGAGTTTGTTGCTGCATTTCTCCAGCGCCTTGAGTTGTTTCAGTGGCACCAGTTGAAGCTGTATCTGCCTGACCACCTTCAGTGGATTGCTCATTGCAAAGACGGCGATGCAGCAAACGTTCAAATAAATTCATGGTTACTCCTGTTCACTGGCCTCTGCGGCCATCTTCAGATACTGATCGGGGCAGTGCGCCATGACGCGCTGAAACAGAACCAGAGCCAGGTTGCGCTGCCCTTCGTTGAATGCTGTGATGTGCGGATCTACGTTGAAGCAAGCTCCGAACACCTGACCTTTCTCAAGCAGTGACCAGATCACGCGTCGGCCCTGCTCACTGCCCATAACGAACTGGATGTCGTCAATGTCGCGCTGCGCCATAAATTTCTGTTTGGCATCAAGCTCAGCTTTGCGGCCTTCGTCGTCGAAATCATTCATTGCTGCGGTGCTCCTGCCGCATTAGCGATGGCGGTTAATGCGCTAGGGTCAGTGGTCTGCGTTTCGCTGAGAGTCTTGGCTCCCTGCGCTGCGGCCTGCCCCATCGCCATTGCTTGTGCGGCTTGCGCCTGCTTGGCGCGCTCTTCTCGAATGCCCTGCACCTGCTCCTGCGGAACGATGACGGTTGGCGAAACGCCTGACATTTCGGAGAATGCGTCGATAGCCTCATCCACATCGAGCTTGTCGAGTGCTTCAGGTTTGAACTGTGCGAGCTGACCGATGAAGCCAACGGTCTGCGACAGGCTGGTGAGGCCGATAGATTTCTGCGCCTGCGCCATCACGGAGATATATTCGATACGCAGCGGCATGCCCTGCATAACGTCCGGCGGTGGAGGAAGCATGTTCTTGCGCACCATGATGGAGAAAACGCGGTCAATAAGCGGGTTGAGCGCTTCGTCGTTCAGGCGCTCTAGCACCGGTCCCAACATCAGCAGTTTCTCTTCCTTCATCTCGATCACCGCTTCCACCGGCATGGAACGGGTGTTGATGTTTTGCAGCATCATGAAGAGGTCGACGAAATATGCGCTGTTGATGGTCTGGCGGGTATCCTGAATATCAGCAAGCAGATCTGCAGTATTCGGGTTTACCAGGTATGCAGGTTTGAAACCGTCCTGACCGCTCAACACGTCGAGGTACGTCACATCGCCAGGCAGCAGGGAAACACGCTGCGTTTTTAGCGAGGTAGGTGCAACCATCGGCGGGTTAGTAGCCTTATCGATCAGCTGAGCTTTACGCTTCTGCTCAACCTGAAGCGCTTTAACCTGACCGAGTGCCAGCATGCCAGGGCAGGATGAGGCGTAAACGTCTTCGCCGTTAACTTCCCAGCGCGGCGCCAGGATCGGGAATTCATCGAAGCCGGACTCACGCAGCAGCTTGTCGGAATCGCCGCCAGTCTCGAAGTACACAGAGCGGAACGGCTTGTTCTTGCTGTCCATCTTCCCGGTATCACGGTTAACGTTTGGCGTAATGCAGTGGTTAACCTCGATCCACGTTTCATACGTGCCGTTTTGCCACATCCCTTGCACCGATGAGCTGACATTATCCAGCCCAAATTCCTGCACAAGCTGGCGCACAGTCATGGAGAACTGGCGGAAGGATGTGTCGACGCTGCCGCGCGGGCTGTTCGCCAGGTAGTAGCTGCCAATCGGGAATGGCATTGTGCGGATCACGTCCTGGTCATCTTCGAGCACAGCCATAGCAGCGGTACCGAAAGTACCCAGGCTGTCGTACATGACAGGCAGTGACTGATACAGGTTCGACTTGTTGAACACTTCGTTCATGCGGCGCTGCACGACTTCAAGCCACACCTTAACCGGACCATAATCCATCATGTCAGGGTCAGGCGTTGCCAGTTTGAACCATGGGCGGGCCGGGCTGGTGATGCCTGACATCATTCCACTGGAGAGAATGCGCTGAGCCATTGAGCCGGTAGGATCAACGATCTTGGTGTTACGACGATCATCACGGTTTACATCAGACGTCAGAAAGCGGGAACCGCGCGGATTGATAAAATCGCTCAGGTCACGCCAGTGCGATTCGAACGATGTGCGCTCACTCTTCAGCTGTGCTAGATGCTTCAGCAGACGCTCTTTTTCGGTTTCCGCCATCTCTGCCTACTCCGTTACTGACCGAGCAGCGTTTTACCGCTGGTGTTTGCGGTTGAGGTGTCGCCCTGCGCACCAGTCAGCAGAGTGGAACTGCGGCCTGCTGCTGCACGGCGGCGGCGCTCTTCGTCGTCACGAGAACTGACAACTGCTGCATCCTGCTCCTGTGGCGCGGCCTGTACTTCTGGTGCCGCTGGCACTGATGGCTTGCTGCCGATACACATAGCAATAGCTCCGTACGCAATTAAATTATTACCAATTTAACCACATATGATTTATTTAGCGTAGGCTATTGACACTTATAACATCAGATATTACCTTTTAGGTAATTAGTTCTCGTATTGAATTGACGAATTGCGGAGGTGGTTATGTGACCGCTTGTGCAGTAGCCCGGAGTACCGCAGCAATAAATTGGGCTTAAAAGTAAAGGCGGTGGATAAGCGGAGCATCATCTCCGCACACAACTAAAAGCGCGCTTCAGTGAATGACCTTTGAGCCTGGTCGTTAAATCCAAACGGTGGAGTGCGCTTTCAGGTGTGTAGCAGTACGGCATATGGCACATGTGCCGCAGCGGTCCGGATGGGTTCCCTTGATGCTACTTCCCCAGCCGGGTAGCCGGAATGTGCAAGCCAGTGTTAGGTAAGCACGGACATGACGACTCACCATCGTGGCGATACGGTGTGACACCTCGGAAGAGACGAGGATGCAACGATGATGACTTTCTGCACCACCCCTTTGCATTCGAATGAATGAGTGTATCGGAGAGAGTCATCAGCGTTGTGGTGAATGCGCAGGCTGATGCGCGACCGATGTATAAACAGCGCCCATGGCAAGCCGTAACCAATCGGCGCCTCAAGACAGTGTCACTGGTGGTGCGGGCGCTCCAACCAGTAAGCCGGATTCTCAGCCCGGCCACCACAACCCAATCACGCCTTAGGACCGTGATGAAGCGCCCATAAGAACGATGCTGTGTAGCTTTTGGCGGTGGCAGTTTCCCTTGATGCTGACCACCGTCACTTTTACACCAGAACGCCATTGCGATGACGTTGCGCTGTAAACCCGTAACTGCCATGGAAGGCATCCTTGCTTCCAGTTAGCCCACTCCGGTGGGCATTTTTTAAGGTGAAAATAATGAGCGACAAAGATATTGAATCTGAAATTCAGGCTAAAGGTTTAACCGCACCGCGCGTTACTCCGCAACGTATTGCCGACGTTATTGTTAGTGAGCATTACTTCACGGCTGCTGATGGCATAGCAGGTCGCCATCAATATTTGACTGATACAAAGTCAGATGATGAAAAGGTTGAGGAGTTGAACATTCCTGAGCAGGCTGCGTTACTAACCTTCTGCGTTTTGGTTCTGCACAATGGTTTCACCGTCACCGGCGAAAGCGCCTGCGCCAGCCCGGAAAACTTCGACCCGGAGATCGGCCGCAAGATCGCCCGCGAAAATGCGGTGAATAAAATCTGGATGCTGGAAGGTTATCTGCTGAAGCAGAAGCTGAGCGAGCAATGAAAGACGAATTCGACGACTTTTAACGCCGTGACATGTCACAATCAGCCCGCCGATGCGCGGGCTTTTTCATGCATAGGGATCGTACTCTGTGAGAGCCTTACCCTGCTGGCTTTGCTGCTGCCCATAGTTGAACTGTTTTTTGGTAACAGGAGCGGCATAAGTCAGCACGTAGGCGTCAGCATTGTTCGGTGACCGGCCAAGCAATTCTTTCACCTCGTCCTTGTCCTGCAAAATCTTCCTGCTGTCCTTCAGCCTGACTTTGTATTCAGGTGCGCTCAGTTCGTCGGCAAGTTCCTGGCTATCCAGTTGCGCACCAAGCTTCAGCGCGTCACGGGCGGATTTATACATCTCGCCGCGTTTGTTGCCCATCTCGGGATCTGCCGTACCGCTGCCGAACATTATCAGCGTCCAGTTGCGCCCCCAGTTATCGCCAACAGATTTAAGACCTGTGCCATAGCCGTAATCGATAAACACAGCGTCAGCCTGGTACTGATCCTCGAAGTCGGCAATCACTTTCGCAAACAGCACATCGTCAGTGGTACGCTGCCACTCCCCGAGTTTTTTGCAGTGCAGCCCCTGCCTCAGGTAGATAACTGCTGGGTCTTTACCCTGGTGAGACGGGTCGACGCCAAGAACTACAGCAGCGTGCTGTACCTGTGCCGGAGTGATAACCCTGCCAACAGCTGGTTGCGTCAGGCCGGATGGAATAAACTGGTTTTCAGACGCATCAGGGAAGATCCCGCGCACACGGACCTTCACAAAGTCGCTATCCTCGCCGTAGTCGTCCACCCATTTCTGCAACTGCTGCTTGTTTGTTCCTTCGACAGTACGGCTGTCTATCTGCGCGCACTTCCAGCGGTGTTTATATTTGCGGAAGCATTCGCGGAAACGCCCGGTGTTACGCGTCGGGTTCCCGAACGCAACCCAGATGATTTCGGTGTCTTCGTCCGTCAGCGCACCCTCGGCAACCTCCCACACCAGATCGGCAATGTTGGACGCTTCGTCGAATACCACGATGATGCGCTTACGCTCGTTGTGCAGCCCAGCGAACGCCTCGGTGTTGTGTTCAGACCATGGGATTGCGTCAGCGCGCCAGCGTTTATCGTGACCTGGATCGTTGCTGTACATCGCCGTGGCGGTGCAGGTAAACCATTCTTTCGTGATAGCCAGATTCGACCATTTGATGATTTCCGGCCAGGTCTTGGTACGCAACTGATTGTCGGTGTTGGCGGTCACCACCACCTTGCAGTCTTCACAGGTAGACATGCCCCAGTTAATCAGCATAGAGATGAATGCAGATTTACCGATACCGTGCCCGGACGCACGGGCCAGCATCAGCGGCTGGTGACGTGTTGCTGGATTCTGGAGGTGATCTCGTATCTCGCGGAATGCGTCGGCCTGCCATTTACGCGGGCCAGTGGCATGCGCCAGTTCTGTGCCCTCTTCGCCCCACGGGAACGCATACAGAGAATAGCCGAGCGGGTCATACGTGAACCCAGCTATATCCTCAACGAGCTGCTCTTCCGGCGACATGGCTGCAGCTGTCATTCTTCACCACCAGCCTGCTCTTTCACACGACGGCGGGCCTTCGCCATGCGGTCGGCAATCGTGACGGTGCCGGAAACCTCCAGGCGCTCTTTGAACGCGTTGACGTCAACGTGCTTACCGATAAGCTCCAAGTTCTTCACCTTGTCAGGCCATTTTATTTTTTTGAGGATCGTCTCGATTGATGTCTCATCCATGTTCATGATGGTTGAGGACAGGTCGAAACCACTCAGTGTGGTACGCCATATCTTTGGCCACTCGCGGATTGGCTTCAGGGTGCCGTCATCGTTCAGGATGTCGATCACATCCATCTGGTCAATTTCCACCAGGCGGAGCAGCACGTAATCAGCACTGACGCGCAAGCGCTTGTTGCGCTCCTCCATCAGTTCGGCGATCCGTTTCTTGATACGCTCATCACGCATCATGACACTGGCTTTGACGGCTGCCGTATTAGGCGAGAATCCTGCGTTAATCGCCGCCTGAGTCTGATTCTCAGGGCATTTGGTATATTCCTGCGCATAAGCCTCCTGCATCGCTGTGAGTGGCTTGTACTGCGTTGATTTGCGTTTTGGTGCTTTTGTTTCTGCGGGCATTGTTACCACCGAAGTAATAATTACCGTTTTGGTAATAGTAACACGCAAAACAAAGCCGCCATAGTCGGCGGCCGTTGCAATTTATTGTCGATATCGTGACATGTCACACCGATAATTTAGTCTCATGCCAGCCGCGCGTCACCCAGCATGCCGAATCACCATCGCACGGGCATGATGCCACCGGCAGCTTATCGCCGCATTTTCCGCAGCGGTTCGCACTGATTGACTTGATACGCCCACGAACGCGGACATCATCCTGGCGGATAAGCAACGCGATGTACTCGTTCATGTCATACGGCGCACGACCAGGGCGACGGGCGGCGCAGTTTCGCGCTAACATCTCCAGTTCCTGCTCGTCGAGTTGCAATTCCATCTTGCGGTTACCGGCTTCAGCCAGACGGGCACGCTGCGCGGCTTTGCGTTCTGCTGCGGATTTAGCCATTGATCACCTTCCCGCAGCGCTTGCAGTAGATACCATGAAACGTCTCTGGCCTTGTTTTATCTACCAATTCCGCTATTGCATTCATACTCCCATTCGCGGTTTCAATATTGATACTAGGATAGCCTTTTGTGATTGCAGGACGATATGAATGACCGAACAGAAAGCCTAAAACACCGCGACATTTATCCATCACTTCACCTCCTGCTGCGGTGCTGCTGCGAGCATTGTCGCGTATATGCGCTTAATAGTTTCATGATCGCATTTGCCGATTGCTTCCCTCCATGCGTTATAAATCATCTCTTCCGTAGGCTCAGTTGGCACTACTTTCGACGACTGCTCTTCTTCATCATCAAGATCAACGGGAGAGTTACAGTGTGGGCAGTAGCCGTCGCATTCAGAGTGCTGTTCGTATGTAAAATACTTTCCACATGACCAGCAATTTTCACCACAACCTAACAAACCATCCGGAGCTACCGGAGAGTTGCCAGCCTGAAGCATGGCGGCGCGGCAGGCCTTCCAGCCCTCCCACATCCTGATGAAATCATGGGCCAACCATGCGGAATACTCCGTTACTGCATATCCAGTGCCACAGCGGGTGACATGCTTCGGCATTTTGAATGTTCGCTCGAATGCATCTCGCGGATCTTCATCCGGCACTACCGGCGCTCTCGGCTTGCCCTGGCTATCTGACGGCGCTAACGGAGCGTTTCTCAGTACAGTGGCCAGCATTTCAATATCTACTGGTGCAGGCTCAGCACCAAATGTCGCAATAGCCCCATCAATAACCTTCACAGCATCAGCCATTGCGTAGCCGAGATTACCGCCGTCGCTTTGTGCTGCTGCTTTGCTGAGTATTTCGCGTATCTGGTGCGGGCGATCGAGTGATACAGGACCGTGCGCCGGGTGGTTAGTTGTCATGATGCATGCTCCTGATTACGGTTAGAGCGACATACCAGAGCCCAAAAATTCATATCGCAAATCAGTGCTACGCGCATTTCCGCCGTAAAGCGACATCCGAGTTTATTTGACTTGCCGACTGACCGCCGACGCTTGCGCATTATCTTGCGCACGTGCGCCGAATTCACTTCAACCTGACGATGCCTTGAGGCATAAACACCCTTAGCTGGTATCTTCCGAGCTTGTTTCTGGTACGCGGTTAACAGGTCATGTACGTCTGTAAATTTGCTCATCTCTCACTCTCCCTTCACGCCAATGCCAGCGGCGGCACGTTCGGCCTCACTTTGTTCCCAAAACCACTTGTGAAGCGCCATAAGCTCTTCGTCAATCGGTGCATATTTGCGGTCAAAGTAGGCCTGAGCATCTTTCTCAGATTCGTCAGGCAATTCGCCAGGTCCAAACAGCGTGTTATAAATCCATGCCAGCCCATTCTTAGCGTCGCCAGTTGCCTGCCATTCGATAATTGCAGCCTGCATGACCAGAATGTTTTTCCCAATTAACAGGTCCAGTTCTTTGTTCCGGTTGCGGATGTATGCATTCTCACTTTGTAATTCAGCGTTTCGCTTCTCTGCGGCTTCCAGCTCATCCAGCAGCGCCAGCACAACCTCTGGGGTTATAGCATCATTGAATTCGTCTCGGTCATAACCCCAACTATCGGATGCCGCTCTCTCCGCCGCTTCACGCAGCGCCTGTTTGTTGAGTGCTGTCATTGGTCTGCTCCAAAACTTGGTTTCCAGGTGAACTCCGGAGAGATAATCACATCCATGCAGGTTCCGCGCTCGTTATGCTGCTCGAGCATTTCGAGAATGTCAGAGTCCGTCTGTGTATCTCCGTAGCTCCCAACGATGCATAAAAGCTCAACAGGAGCACCGAGATTCTGCATAGCAATCGTCAACTGCTTTGCCAACGCCATTTTCATTGTTTCGTCGCTCATAGCGCGGCTCCTTTGCGAAGTCGGGCGGCGAATTTCTGCGCCTCTTTCTGGATGAATAGCTTTTCGCTGAAGTTGTGGTACTGGCCAAACATCTCCACACCCTGAGCACGCACTTCAGCCAGGAAAGCGTCGGTGGCTGGGGTTTTAATGTCGACCAGCATTCGGACGCTTTCTCCATTCTCAGTATCGGTTGATTCCTGCCATCCGATAGTTGCGTCTATCGATGATCTCATCTCCGCATTCTCAGCAGCCAGCTCCCTGCACTTGCTCTCGGCGTTAGCGAGCTGTACTGCCTGTTCGAGCACCTGCTGCTCAAGTTCTTCGTAAGTTGGTTTCATGCTGAAAACTCCTTAGCCATGTACCAAATCAACGCAACGACTGAAACTATGTTGGCTATGAATATGAGTGCCAGCATTAACTTTGCGCCAACCGTATATTTCCTCTTCATATTTACCCCCGCTTACCCGTATAAGTTATTGATTAGGTTGATAACTAAAAGGATCGTCGATTTAGAACTCTTCGACGCTCCACCCGCCACCAGCTTTCTTCGGCTTAACCGTTACCCCGATGATGCGAAACGGGTACTGGTCTGCTGCGACTTTGGTTTTCACCCTGGCGTCGTCGGTCCAGAAACCTTTCACCTCGTGCAGTTCCATCTCGCCGGTAGTGAGCATCACTGCGAAATCTGGTGTATAGAACGTGTTGTCAGCCAGTCGCAACTTGATGCCTTCGAACCGATACCAGACCACTTCCCCGGCATGCTTGCGCAGTTCCAGATGCTGGCAGTAGCCGATTCGGTTTTATTCATCTGGCCCGTCTTTAGCCTTCCGAGTGCCTGCAACTGCCTTTTCATGATTTACCCCTCAGGTAATTTAAAACCACAAATGAGTTAATTTCAATAGCAATGCGCATATTTTATTACCTTTTTGGTAATTAACCAGATGTAAAAAAATGCGCTAATGCGCTGCCGGTGTTAACCGCGAAATCCTGGGGGGATCTCGCTGTCTGGTTCGGGTACTGCGTTAACGTCCCGCTGCTGCGTTCTCGCTGGCTTTGTCCTGGACAGTTGAACACTGCGCGCCAGTTTCTGCTGCCACTGGTCGTGATGGAATGCTTTGCCTTCAGCTTTCCAGTACGTGATGAAATCAGCCAGTTCAAATGGCGTCACATCGGTTTTAAGGTTTACTCCCCATAACGCAGCTCGTTTGGTGAAATCAGGATCCGGAGTCCAGCTATCAGGCATGGTGAATTTACCCAGCGAACCGGAACCGCCTGGTGGTGCATATCCATCAATCACGGAATTTGTTGCATGGGGATCGGGTTTGCCACCTCCAGAGTTATCCACAGGCTGATTTTTCTCGTCGCCTATGTGTGGGGTTTTATCTTTTAGATCTTCTCTTCTCTTCTCTTCTCTGGTCCGCTTTTTGTCCGCTTCTGATGCGGACGCTTTGCGGGCATTTCTCTTCCTGTCTGCGTCCTGCGCACGACGCTTGGCAGACTGCCCGTTATGGGCTTCAAAGCGCGGCATTACTAGGCTTTCGCCTTCTTCTTCCAGCCATCCGACAGCCATCATTGCACGCGCAAATCCGGGGAAGCCGATCAGGTCGTCGAGAGTCTCCGCACTGTATCCGTCAAGAAAACCGTCAACAGAGTGGACATCGAAAAGACACCATGCGGAATGTAGTCCGCCAACTATCCGCAATCTGTCCGCTTTCAATGCGGACGCCATGCGGACAACTTTAGGGTGCGTGTGCAGGTCGGCACGCATCTTGATCCAGTCACCGGCCATTATTCACCTCGCCTTGTAACTGTATTAATGTCAGGTTTCCGCAGAACACAGCGCCGGTGTCGATGTACATCTGGTTGGAGTATTTCAGTGGCTGACGTGCAGGCGTGTGACCAAAGATGAAAAGGTCTGCGCCGATTATTTCGTGATGATATCCGTCTTGCGCATTGGCTATCCGCTCTCTGTTCCAGATGACCATATCCTCTGGTACTGGCTTGTCAAACTCATATTCTTTGTGCGGGTAGTCAGCGTGGCAGATGACAACTTTACGGTCGCCGGTCACCAGTTCGATGATTAGCGGCAACTCTGCTGCTTTATGGACAAGTGCCTTAGCCAATACTTCTTTTTCGTAGTCGAGATAAAAGAACCATCCACCACCATTTATCAGCCAGTGATTGACGTTTCCATGCTCTGACAAGCCATCAATCATCATCTGCTCATGGTTGCCACGTACGGCTCGGAACCATGGCATAGTAATAAGCTCCAGGCATTCAACGTTTTCAGTCCCTCGGTCGACAAGATCACCCACAGAGATAAGCAGGTCTTGTGCCGGTTCAAAATTCAGCTCATCCAGCTTACCCATCAGGTTTGTGTAGCAACCATGCAGATCGCCAACCACCCAGATATTTCTCCAGTCAGCGCCGTTAATGCGTTGATAGATATTCATGTTGCCTCCCGCGCGTTCCTCAACGCAGCAGCGAACTCATCACGGTGACGATGAGCACTATTCATTGCGCACTCAACACACGTTCCGTTCAGAACGTAGCGCTCAGCACGGTGACCATTACGGCATTCTTTACCGGTATAAAAACGATTAAGGCCAGCTTTTGCTGCCTCCATTCTGGTGACAATCTTCACAGGAGGTGCCTCCTTTTTGTTATGGATATCGGTAATTTTGCACTAAGGATAAAAAAGATCAACCGTATATGGTTTTTTATTACCAGAAAGGTGTTTTATGCAGGAAGGAGCCGCCAGGTAATGACGGCATTGATGTGTTAAGAGGGATTATCGGTCGTAGAAGAAGAGCACTAATTCAGGTTTAGACTTTGTCCATTCGCGGGAACGACATGCTTTAAACAGTCCGTCCATCAGTCGCTTACCAGGCATCTTGCGGCGCCCGGTCAGGTGCGTCTGGATGTAATGACTGGTGGTTCCGGCTTCATCTGCAAATGCTTCACGCTCATCAGGAGACAGTCCCAGCCAGTGCTTTTTGAAATCAAATTTTTTTTCGTCACTCATATTTTGCTTATCTCAGCCTGTCTATTCATATCTGAATTATTACCTTTCTGGTGAAAAAATCAATGATTATTACCATTATGGTAACTTTACCTTTATGGTAATATTCATTTAAATTTAGTCAGTTAGGTAACATTAAATGGACAAATACAATAGCTATGAAAAGTATTTATGACATAAGACGCAAAAACCTTAACGAAATCATTCGCCGGGATTTCGATGATACCCAGTTGCGCTTTGCCGAACGTGTGAAGCGTTCTCAGAACCTGGTCAACCGGTGGTGCACTGGCATCAAAAACATCGGACCAAATGCCGCACGCATCATTGAAGAAGCAGCGCGCAAAGAAAAGTTCTGGCTTGATGTCGATCACGAACTGGACGCAGTACAGGCTGATATCTTTATTCCGGCCACCGACGATGGCGAATGGACTGTAGAGAAGCAGGCCGCAGCCACGCTCAACGCCTGGATGAGAAAGAACACGGAAATGACATCCGAAAAGAAAGTTGCTGTTGCAGCTGGTATTGGACCGGCCACAGTTAACCGGATCATGAAAGCGGAAGTCAGCACAACTATCGGTGTTCTTTCCTCCCTGGCGCGCGCGTTCGGGCATGAAGCATACGAGATGATTATTCCCGTCGGCGCTCCTGGTGTTATCGACTATGATCACCGGATGTATGCAGCTCTGCCGCAGGAAGAGAAAAACAAGATCACCTCATTCATCAACTTCGTGTTTGAGCAGAACAAAAGCAAGTAAACCCCCGCCATTCTGACGCTTTACCTGCCCGATGGCGGTAAGCTCGCGCCTCAATTAATTACCAAAATGGTAATTTTTTCTCGTCATACCTATTGACACAATCACTTTTTGATCTGATTATTACCCAAAAGGTAATACAAGAGCGCATCGCTCAGGCAGAAACCACCACTTCGTGGCTTTCCTGCATCTTCATGTATTACCAAAATGGTAATAGAGAGGTTCATATGCAGTGGAAAGTCATCAACGGTTGGTACTGCGTTACAGCTTGCGGGCTGATGAGCTGGAAGTTCCGCACGCTGGGTGAAGCAATGAACTGGGTATTCGTCAGCAAGCTGGCGGTAAAAACGGAAATGGATATGGGGGTGAGCAAGTGAGCGAATTAGCAATTATCGAAATTGCGCCAGATATGGCGCCAAGCATTTACGTAGAAAACGGTCTGGAAAAGTTCCTCGAACAGATCCGCGAAAGCGTTAAGGAAGTTCCTGACCTGAGTACTGCCAAAGGTCGTGCCCGCATTGCATCTCTGGCAGCACAGGTTTCTCGCAGCAAAACAGCAGTTGAAAAGCCTGGCCGCGATTACCTTCGTCATCTGAAAGAAGCCGTCAAACCTGCTGAAGCTGAACTTCGTCGATTTGTATCGGCCTGCGATGAGATGCGAGATGAGGTTCGCCGCCCGCTTACCGAATGGGAAGCCGAGCAGGAGCGAATTAAGGCAGAGGAAGCCGCCAAGAAAAAAGCTGAGGAAGACCGGAAGCAATTCGAACTCGATCATGAAATTGCCTTGCTAATGAACGACGCATTCGACCGTGAATTAGCAGAGAAGAAAGCGGAAGAAGAACGCCAGCGTATTGCTCATGAAGAGGAATTGAAGCGCCAGGCAGCAGAACAAGCCAAGCGTGAAGCCGAAGAAAAAGCAGCAGCTGAACTGGCAGCAGCAAAGAAGCGTGAAGAGGATGCGATTGCAGCAAAAGCTCAGGCTGAATTACTGGCTAAGCAAGCTCAGGAACGCGCAGAGCAGGAAGCTAAAGACGCCGCTGCGAAAGCTGAAGCAGATAAGAAAGCCGCCATCGCTGCCGAACAGCGCAAAGCTCAGGAAGAAGCTGATCGCATTAAGCGTGAAGCTGAGCAGAAAGAAGCGGCGCGACTGGCTGAAGAGAAACGCATCTCTGATGAGAAGGCAGCGCGCGCCGCTGATGTAGAGCATCGTCGCGCTATTAATGCCTCTGCTGTTCAGGCTCTGATCGAGCATGGCATTCCAGAAGACTGGGCCAAAGCCTGCGTAGTCGCTATCGCTCGCGGGAAAGTTCCGGCAACAACCATCAACTACTGAGGTGGCTATGCACATTCAGCAATTCAATAACCTGAAAAAAATAGCCGCTCAGTTCAGCAGCGACTACCAGCTGTCATCAGAACTGTATGACCGCCACGTTGAGCTGAGCGAAGCAGTCGCTGGTTGCGAAATGGAAGAGTCATTCAAACGCGCCATTCTCCGTGCCGGTGTTCGCTATGAAGTTCTGGAGGCGGCATTTGAAAGTGATGATTTCGAAGAGCTGATGTCGTCATTCAAACGTGAATTGACTGGCGTCATCGCACGTCTTGACCTTGCTGACCAGATCGACAGCAAAAGGAATGCAGCATGAATACCGGTATCTATTTCGACATCAGCAACGAGGACTACCACGCCGGTGACGGCGTGAGTAAGTCACAACTGGATATGGTGGCCAAGAACCCTGCCCTTCTGAAATGGGTCAAGGCAGCGCCGGAAGATGAAGAGAAAAAATCGGCACTGGACATGGGTACCGCCCTGCACTGCCTGCTACTGGAGCCGAAGGAATTCGATAAGCGTTTCATCGTGGCGCCACAGTTCAACCGCCGCACAAATCAGGGAAAAGCGGACGAAGAAGCATTCCTGAAAGACGTTGCCGGCATGGGTATGACGGTGATGGATGCTGAACAGGGTCGGAAACTGAAACTGATGCGCGATAGCGCCATGGCTCACCCGGCGGCGCGCTGGATGCTGGAAGCGCCAGGCCACTGTGAAGCATCGATGTACTGGAATGACGAAGAGACTGGCGAACTGTGCCGAATCCGTCCGGATAAATGGCTGAATGAGCACAACGTGATCGTCGATGTGAAAAAGGTTGCAGACATGGATCGCTTTGCACGTCACATCGAGGAATTCCGCTACCACGTGCAGGATGCAATGTACCGCGAAGGCGCACTGAAAGTAACCGGGCAGCCACACGGATTCTTCTTCCTGGCTGTGAGCGAAACCATCGACTGCGGTCGATACCCGGTCCGCGTATTCGAACTGGATGCGCCGGATGTTGACGCCGGGCACCAGTTATTCCGCCGGGATCTGAACACCTATCACGAATGCCGCATCAGCGACGAATGGGGCGGCGTGGAAATTATTAAACGCCCTGAGTGGGCACGCAAACAGGATATGTACGTATGAGCAACGAAATCGCAACTATGAATGCACCAGCAGATACCGCTATCGCTGGAACTGCTGCCACCATTTTTAGCCCTGAAGGGTTGAACCAGTTGATGAAGTTTGCCGAAGTGATGGCGCAAAGCCGCGTAACGGTACCGGCTCACCTCGCCGGAAAGCCTGCTGATTGCATGGCTGTGGCAATGCAGGCTGCTCAGTGGGGCATGAACCCATTTGCCGTCGCGCAGAAAACTCATGTCGTCAGCGGCACCCTAGGTTATGAGGCACAGTTGGTAAATGCGGTTATCACCACGATGTCGCCAACAAAAGACCGTATCAACTATGAGTGGTTTGGACCGTGGGAAAACGTGATCGGCAAGTTTGTAGAGAAAACATCCCAGAAGGGAAATACCTACATTGCGCCTGCGTGGACATTGAAAGATGAAGCGGGATGTGGCGTACGTGTATGGGCAACGATGAAGGGTGAAGATGAACCACGCGTTCTGGAATTGCTCCTGTCTCAGGCTCAAGTTCGCAACTCTACTCTTTGGGCGAGCGATCCTAAACAGCAGCTTGCATACCTGGCAACCAAGCGCTGGTCACGCCTGCACTGCCCTGACGTAATCATGGGCGTCTACACCCCTGACGAACTGCAGGAGACAACACCGCGCGTTGAACGCGACATCACGCCACCGGCGGCAACGGCTCAAGGCATGAACAGCATGATCAACTCAAAGCCAGAGCAGAAGCAGGAAGAGCGCCAGCAGCATAAAGACGATCGCGGTCCTGAAGAGATTCTGCACGCATTTTCCGGCGCGGCGATGAACTACAACACCCAGGCTGACCTGGACAAAGCATACAAATACGTTGCCCAGAAACTGGCTGGTGATGATGACCTACTGGCAAAAGCAACTGACGTATACACCATCCGTTGTGACGAACTGAACGAAGTACCGATGTAATCACCACTGCGGCGCCACACGCGCCGCAAATGCAAGAGAGGTAATGATGAAAAGAGCATTTGGCAAAAAGGAACTGATGGCAGTGGTGCCGGTATCGATGAGCACCATTGACCGCATGGAGCGCAATGGCGAGTTCCCGCAGCGCTTCTGGATCACTGATAAACGTTGTGCATGGAATGCTGAAGAGGTTGAAAACTGGCTTGATGAGCGTCAGGCCACCAGCCCGGCAGAGTTCACCGGAAAAAAGCCGCCGGTTGATCAGCGTGTTTACCGCCCAGTAAGTAACGCCGCATGACAGCGCTGATCAGGCACTGGGAAAAATGGTCAGGATGGTATTTATTCCTGACCGCCGTTTCCGCCTGGCTGTATCTGCTGGCGGTAATTTTCAGAGAAGGCTGGATCCGATGAGCAAATTAACCCGTCTTGAAAAGTATCACCTGAACTATGTGTCTCAGCGTCAGGCTTCAAAGGTTGTCGCCGTAACTCCTGCGGCGATGGAGGTAGAAAAGCGCGCTGTTGAGCGTGAATCGAAAGGCCAGTACCGTATCGCGGCCCGCCTTTGGCTTCAGTGCCTGGATGCCGCAGTGGGTGAAGTTGAACGCGCCCGCATTGTGGTACGCCGTGAGCAGTGTATTTCGTGGAGCAATCACACCCGGCGCGGGGAGTACAACTGGATCGGCTGCACAGGGGTCGTCTATGACTAACCCACACGACAGCATCCGAGTCGGCAGCGTGACGCTGGTTTATTTATTACTGCGCCGCGGGTGGTTAGCGCCCGGCGGCCAGGTTATCCAGAACCCATTGAAGGCCCAGAGACTGGCCGAGCAACTTAACAGTAAGAAGGTGGCGGCATGAAATACGGAAGCGTGTGCAGCGGCATCGAAGCTGCCAGTAAAGCGTGGGAACCTCTCGGCTGGAAACCCGCCTGGTTCTCTGAAATCGAACCCTTCCCCTCTGCTGTCCTCGCCCATCACTGGCCGGAAGTAACCAACCTCGGCGACATGACCAAAATCGCCGATGCGGTGCGTGCTGGTGAAGTTGAAGCGCCTGATGTTCTGGTCGGTGGCACGCCTTGCCAGGCTTTCAGCATTGCAGGCTTGCGTGAAGGCCTGTCAGATGACCGCGGGCAGTTAACCCTCTCTTACGTGGAATTAGCCAATGCAATCGACGCAAAGCGCCGCGAACGCGGTGAGCCAGAATCAATCATCGTCTGGGAAAACGTCCCCGGCGTGCTCAGCAGCAAAGACAATGCCTTCGGGTGCTTTCTGGCAGGACTTGCCGGAGAAAGCAGTGAATTGCAGCCAGCAGGGGGAAAATGGACGCACGCAGGTTGTGTGTCTGGACCAGAAAGGGTTATCGCCTGGCGCGTCCTTGATGCTCAATTTTTCGGAGTGGCCCAACGACGCCGACGTGTGTTCGTTGTCGCAAGTGCTCGAAGAGGATTCGATCCCGCAGAGGTACTTTTTGAGCTCGACAGCGTGCGCCGGGATTCTGCGCCGCGCCGAGAAACGCAAAAGGCTGTTGCCGCCCTTACTGCACGAGGCGTTGGAACGTGTGGCCCAGACGACAACCAGGCACAAGCTGGACATCTGATTGCTTTTGGCGGTGGCAATACTGCCGGTCATATTGATGTGGCGACCGCCTGCACCGCGCATGGGATCAGGTTGGATTTTGACACTGAGACTTTCGCAGTGCACGGCACACAGGATCCAGATACCAATTGCGAACTGGCACACACACTTGGTCGCAACAACGGACAAGAAAACGCCTGCATCGCATTTAGCTACAAAGATAATGGCGCAGATGCGACGTCGGATTTATCGCCAACGATACGCGCAGGAAACCACGATAAAAGCCATGCCAATAGCGGCCAGCCGCCAGCTATAGCGTATGCATTCAAGGCCGGACAGGGTGCTAAAGCCGGTGGAATTGGTTACGCGGAAGAGCAATCACCGACATTAACCAGCGCCAGCAGTGGAACCAATCTTGCACCAGCGGTCATGCATGGCGTGGCAGTTCGACGACTTACGCCGATTGAGTGCGAGCGACTTCAGGGCTTTCCTGATAATCACACTCTGATCGGCTGGCGCGGGAAGGATGCTAATGAATGCCCGGACGGGCCACGCTATAAAGCCATCGGCAATAGCATGGCAGTACCGGTAATGCGATGGATCGGTGAGCGTATCGCCGCTGCGCTGCCAGCCGCGAGGTTAAGTGGTGATTATGGTGGTAGTAAAACCCCGCCAGACCAGCGAGACCTCTGGCGCACGCCGCCAGCCCTATTCGCTTCACTTAATGCTGAGTTCTGTTTCCAACTGGATGCCGCCGCGGCGCCGCATAATGCTCTGTGCCGGAAGTTCATCACCGCAGAGCAGAATACGCTGGAAACGCCATGGGGTGATTACCTGAACGTTCCAGGCTACGTCTGGCTGAACCCACCTTACAGCGACATCACGCCGTTCGTGAAGAAGGCGGCAGCCGAGAGCGCCAATCAGATCGGCACGGTCATGCTGGTCCCGGCAGACACATCGGTTGGCTGGTTCAAGGAAGCTATCCAGACCGCCAGTGAGGTTCGCTTCATTACCGCCGGGCGGCTGGCATTTATCAACCCGGTCACCGGTAAGCCAGTATCAGGAAATAACAAAGGGTCGATGCTCATCATCTGGCGACCGTACCCGCGTACACACTGCCACTTCGCAACTGTGGACCGGGACGAGTTGATGGCTTTCGGGGCGAAACTTCTCGCCCGCCGGGAGGCTGCTTAA